CGGTCGCGGCGTGGTGCGCTGGGCCGAGGCACCGGAGGGCATGCCCTACGCGATGGTCTACGACCAGACGCTCGGCGAGTGGCGTCCGCGTGAACTCAACAGCAAGAGCGAGATTGAGCAGTACAGGCAACTCGCTGCGGAGCAGCCCGACAAGTACAAGTTCGAGCCTGCCCGCATGCACGTTGTCGAAATCGACCCCGAACTTGCCCGTGCCGCGAAGCGTGGCTTCCGGCTTCCGTTCTGACCGTCAACACTAGGAAAACGAAACCATGAGCGCCGACGAAAACGACCTGCGATCCACTCTGGAGAACGCCTTTGACAACTCAGAAGCAGGGGGATCGTCCACGGACTCCCCGGAGCCCGTTCGGACTTCGACCGAAACGCCCACGGGAGAATCCCGCGCCGCCACGCCCAGCGAAGATCGTGGCGACGGTCGGCGCGTGGACGGTAAGTTCGCTCGCCAGAAGCCGCCTGCTCCTGCCGATAGCGGAGACGCTGCTCCCGGCAGTGTTCCTGATCCTGCTCTGGCGAAGGAAACTGTAAAGCCCGAAGGCGAGCCGAAGGCCGACCCATACGGCAAGGCCCCGCAATCGTGGAAGCCGGGCGCTCGCGAGGCGTGGTCGCAGTTGCCGTCCGATGTTCGCGCCGAAGTGTATCGCCGGGAGAAGGAGACGGCTCGCATCGTGCAGGAGACTGCGCAGGCGAGGCAGGTCACTGATTACGTCTCGAAGCTCCAGCAGCAGTTCGCCCCGGCGCTTCAGGCCGAGGGCGTGGATGCGCTCACGGCGAGCGCGAATTTGATGAACCTCGCCTCGCGGCTGCGCTTCGGCACGCCGGTCGAGAAGGCGCAGCTTGCGGCGACCATCGTGCGCAACTACGGCGTGGACGTGAACGCTCTGGCCGACGCGCTCGACCGCATGCCGAACGGGCAGATGCAACCGCTCCACGGGCAGCCCCAGCAGGCGCAGCAGATGATGACCGATCCGAGGGTCGATCAGTTGCTCGCGCAGCTTCAGGGGCTCCAGCAGCAGAAGCAGGAAGCCGTGGTACAGAAGGCTGTCGAGGAGGTCGAGACGTTCGGCTCCGACAAGGAGTTCTTCGAGGACGTGCGGGAGGACATGGCCGACCTTTTGGAGGTCGCCGCACGCCGGGGCATTGACTTGTCGCTCGAACAGGCGTATGAACGGGCCTGCAAGATGCAGCCCGACATCGCGAAGGTGTTGGAAGCTCGGGAAGCTGCCAAGCGGGCTGGGAACCTTCAGGGGTCCACCCAGCGGGCGAAAGCAGCGGCTTCGAGTGTTCGGGGAACGCCCTCTGGGGTGCCATCCTCGAACCCGGCAGACCTTCGCGGTGCCATCGAGGCAGCGTTCGAGCAAGTCGGCGGGAGGTAAGAGCCCATGCGGCCCACTCTCTCGATGACAGCCCCACACCGGGCGACAGGCCGAAGCGTGTAAACGCTCCACGGGAAACGGTGAGGTTGCTGGCTCACGCCAGCGTGATTGACTGACATCGAGAGAGGATTACTTCAATGGCTTTCGCCAATGTTTCCGACATCATCGCAACGACCATCGAGTCACGCACCAAGTCCATCGCGGACAACGTGACGAAGAACAACGCCCTGCTCGCTCGTCTGGAGCAGCGCGGCAAGATCAAGACCGTCTCGGGCGGCTCCAAGATTTTTCAGGAGCTTTCGTTCGCCGAGAACGGCAACGCTGGCTGGTACAGCGGCTATGACCTCCTGCCCGTCGCGGCGCAGGATGTCATCTCGGCTGCGGAGTACGAGTTCAAGCAGGCGGCGTGCCCCGTCACCATCTCGGGCCTCGACATGCTGAAGAACAGCGGCAAGGAGCAGATGATCGACCTGCTCGAAGGCCGCATCAGCGTCGCGGAGTCCACGATGGCGAACCTGCTCGCGGGCGGTCTGTACTCGGACGGCACCGCCGCAGGCGGCAAGCAGATCGAGGGCCTGAACAAGGCTGTCCCGCTCGCCCCGGCGACTGGCGTGTACGGCGGCATCGACCCGGCGACGTGGACCTTCTGGCGCAATCAGGTCCAGAACAGCGCGGACACGACCACGCTGCTCGCGGACATGAACCTGCTCTGGTCGAAGCTCGTGCGCGGTGCCGACCGCCCCGACCTCATCGTCATGGATGGCGTCGTGTGGCAGGCGTACATCGCGGCGTTGCAGGCCAATCAGCGGTTCACCGACCCGTCGAGCGCGTCGCTCGGCTTCCCGACCGTCAAGTACATGGACTGCGACGTGGTTCTCGACGGTGGCATCGGTGGCTTCTGCCCGACCGGCACGGCGTTCTTCCTGAACACCAAGTACCTGCACTATCGCCCGCACTCGGCCCGGAACATGGTTCCGCTCGCGCCGAACAAGCGTTACGCGATCAATCAGGACGCGGAAGTTCAGATCCTCGCGTGGGCTGGCAACCTGACCTGCTCGGGTCGCCAGTTTCAGGGTCGGCTGGACGTCAACCCGTAACCGAGACGGCGGGGTTGTGAGCCCCGCCTCTCTCCGAGGAGAACAGACAATGCCAGCATCCAATCCGGGCCGCACGGGAACCGGCAACGCAGGGACCGCCAATGGCGTCGCCGTGCTTTGCTCGCCCTTCAGCGGTCCTACCGGCTCGCCCTTCGACAACGATCAGGCGGGCAACTTCTCGACCGGCGCTCTGAACACGGGCATCGGTTTCGGCATCGGCACGGGCAACTACTTCACCGACAGCGCAGTCAACGGCTTCAGCGAAGGCAACTTCACCGACAACTACATCCCCGGTGAGACGCTGCCCAGCGGCTCGGCTGCCTCCGACGCTCGCCTCACCGCAATCGGCGGCGGGCGCAGCGACCCGGATGGGACGCCCGATCCGTTCAACGCGCAGCCGTTGCTCGGCTTCGGCAATGGTGGCACGCGGGACGCGGGTGCGGGCCCTGCCTTCACTGGCTTCGGCATGAAGGCAGTGACGGCAACGGGTACGGTCGCGCACGGCGCAGCCATCGAGACGAACTTCCTCAACCGGGTGAAGGTCGGCTTCTCGCTGACCTCCGGGCAGAGCGCGTTCGGCTCCGCTGCACTGGCGTCACCGGCTGTAGCCTGAGTTTCCGGGGCGGTTGTGAGCCGCCCCCTTCTTCGGAGGTCGCCGCATGGCGCGAGTTCTTCGGACTGACGGCATCGCGGCTGACCTCTTGTTCTGCCTCGCGGTAGACGATGACAACGCGACGCTGGTTGAGTGGAAGTACACGCCAGCGACGCCCGAATTTACTGGTGAGAACGTCGGCCCGCCGAAGGCCGACACTTGGAACGGCGCAAGCTGGCCCAGCATCCCGAACGGCGTCGCCTCGCGCATCGGCTGGACGCCCAGCAACCCGCCCTGCACGATCAATGACACGGGCGGCACCGAGGTCTTTGCTCTGCGCTACAGGGCGCACGGTGACGCCAACAGCGCCACGCTGCTGCTGACGGCGGGCACGATCCTGAACCGGATCGTCCTGTCCAGTGGCGAGAACCGCTACGGGCCGAACTCGACTTCAGCGCCGCAACTCTGCGCCACCCCGCTTCAAGCGGACACGGGCTACATCCTCGCCCGCACTGCGGTAGATCAGGTCGAGGCGCTTGGCTATGTCTACGCCGAGGACGGCACGCCACTCAGCAACGCGACAGCACCCGCAACCTTCGGCGTCATGTCCGACTACCGCGAAGTGTGCGGCGGCGCAGACGCGAACTGGATCGACTGCGACCTGTTCCTCGCGGCGGCGTTCAGCCGACCGCTCACGCCTGCGGAGTTGGATGCGTTCGCGCTCGACCCGTTCGGGTCGCTGTTCGAGAACCCGGCAGTGGTGGACCCGGTTATCAGCGGCTCGCTGGTGAACATTCGCCCCACGTCGGCGACGCTGGAGCTTACGACCGACACGCCGAACGGCACGCTCTGGGGCATCCTCACGCAGGACACCGGCACGCCCAGCGCGGAGCAGATCAAGGCCGGGCAGGACGCGACAGGGCTCGCTGCGGAGCAGTTCGGCTCTGTCGCGATCACTGGTCCCACGGGCCAGCTTGGCGTCACGGGGTTGACGCCTGAGACGACCTACTATGCGTGGTTCGTACAGGACGCCTCGAACGGTGCCACGAGCAACGTCGCTGGCGGCAGCGACACCACGCCTGCGTTGCCAGCGCCGACCGGCGACGGCTCGCTGAACGATGAAATTCTCCGCGCCACGGGCGGGCCGACCGTCAACGAGGGCCTGTACTCGTGGTTCAACGGTGCGCCGCCTGAGACGCTGAACGATGCGATGCTCCGCAGCTTGCGCGAAGTGAGCAGCCTGCCGGATGGTTCGCTCGAAGATTGCTGGATGGAGTACCTGCGGATTCTGGGCTTCACGACTGGCTCGCTGAACGACCGGCTGCTGCAATACTGGCGGTCGCAGCCGTGATTGTCCCGATTCCGCCACCCACCCCTCTATAACTAGGAGAACGATATGGATATTGGTTACGACGAACTCGCTGCTAACGTCAACAACCCGAACTTCGGTGACGACAAGCTCGGCGTCATGTTCTACAGCCGCGTGGTCGAGGACGAGCGTGCCACTCGCGAGCAGGGCCGCAAGGTTTTTGTCGAGAAGGAGTTCGTCAAGATCATGGTGCCGGGCGACCGGCTCAACGTGGTGGATCGCCCCGTGCAGCGCACCGGCACGTCGCCGACCGATGACACGCTGCGCTTCCCGCAGCAGTACGCTCGCTTCAAGGCTCGCGAGGAGCAGAAGGCTGCCGAGGGCACGCCGATTCATCTCTGGCCGGGCATCCCTGCGGCAATCGCCGAGGAACTGAAGTACCAGAACTGCTTCACGGTCGAGCAGCTTGCCGAGATGAGCGACGGCAACCTGTCGAAGTTCCCGAAGGGGCAGGAACTCAAGGCGAAGGCTAAGGCGTTCGTTGCTGCGCTGAAGGATCAGGAGCAGGTCAACAAGTTGCAGTCTGCGCTCGATGAGCGTGACAACCGGATCGCCACGCTGGAAAACGAGTTGAAGGAACTCGGAGCCGTCGTGCGCGAACTGAGCAAGAAGGGGAAGTAACTCATGGCGCGGTTTCAGACGGTAGGCGACCTCATCAATCGAGTGGCGGTGTCCATTGGCCTGAACAAGACCACGGACCCGTTCGCCTCCGCTGATCCCGCGTTCGTGCAGCTTTGCACGCTGGCAACGGAGTGCGGGCAGGACCTCGTGCAGGAGAACGACTGGCAGCAGTTGGAGCGCGAGAAGAAGTTCGTCACGGCTGCTGGCGACACGGGCCTGTACGACCTGCCGCCTGACTTCGCCTACATGATCGACCAGACGGGCTGGCAGCAGGGTGCGCCGGGTGCGGCGTACCCGCTGCTCGGCCCGGCTTCGGCGCAGTGGTGGAGCTACCTGCAAGCGTCGGAGCTTTACACGGTCACGATCTATGCGTGGTTCCGCATCGCGGACGGCAAGCTGCAACTCTGGCCGCAGCCGCCCGCTGAAGGCATCCCGATTGCGTACAAGTACGTCTCACGCGATTGGGTTCTCGACGGCAACTCGCCGCCCGAAGCGCCGGTCTACAAGGACAACGTGACGCAGAGCAGCGACACGCCGCTCTACGAGCCGATCCTGTTCCTGAAGAAGCTGAAGCTCGCGTTCCTGCAAGCGAAGGGCTTCGACACCACGAAGGCCGAGGACGAATACCGGGTCGCGCTCGATGCGTGGGTCGGCAAGGATGTCTCCGCGCCGATCCTCTCGCTCAACGGTCCCATCGGCATCCGGCAGCCGTTCCTTGGCCCCTACAACGTGCCAGAGACAGGCTTCGGTAACTGACCATGCCACTCGCAGCAGGCAAGCGGTTCGCTGAGATTGCCGGGCGCAAGAAGCGCGGGCAGCAGCAAAAGACGAACGCGATCTTCTGGCCCCCGGCGCAGGCAGGTATCAATGCCGTCTCCGGGGCCGCAGAAGTTGCGCCCGGCGAGGCGCTGATCCTCGCGAACATGGTCCCGAACCAGTACGGCGTGCATGTCCGCAAGGGCTATCGCCAGCACTGCCTGCCCATTCCTGCGGGCGACGGCATCAAGACGCTGATCCCGTTTCAGGATGACAACAGCAACGCTCCGGTCAATTACCTGTTCGCAGCCACGAGCGACGGCATCTACGACGTGACAGCGCCGGGCGGCACGCCGACGAAGGTGCTGGACTTCCCGGTGAAGGATGACAAGGCGGGCTGGTGTTCGTGGCATCACTACACCACGGTCGCCGGGCAGTTCGTTCTGCTCTGCGACCAGACCAACGGCTACTACGTCTACACGGCGTCAACGAACACTTGGGCGCAGGGCAGCGTGTCGAGCGGCCCCACGGGCGGCGCTGCCGCGATGGACTTCGTTACGGTATGGAAGAACCGTGTCTGGTTCGTGGAGGGCAGCAGCGGAACCGCATGGTATCTGCCGGTCGGCTCGATCAATGGCAACCTCGCGAAGTTCGAGTTCGGCAACAAGTTCAAGTACGGCGGCTACCTGAAGTCGCTCTGGAACTGGACCATCGACGGCGGCGAGGGCGTCGATGACTACCTCGTTGCGATCAGCAGCGCGGGCGACATGGTTGTCTACAAGGGCACCGACCCGGCGCAGGCTGCGACCTTCAACATGATTGGCTGGTGGTACATCGGCAAGGTGACGCAGGGCCGCAGGCAGGGCGATGACATGGGTGGCGAGCTTCTGCTGCTCTCGACCTTCGGCGTCATCCAGACCTCGAAGATCATCTCTGGCCTGCCCGCGACCGACGAAGGCGTCTCGATCAGTTGGAAGATCAATTCGCGCATCAATGCCGTGCTGAACCGTGGCAACACGGTCTACGGCTGGCAGATGGTGTTCAACCCTGCGGAGCAGATCATCGTTGTCATCACGCCGCCCGAAGTCGGGCGACCGTGGATGCAGTTCGTCTACTCGCTCACGACGCGAGCATGGTCGCAGTTCTACGGCGTGCCGATGAAAACTGCCGAGATGTTCGGCGGCAAGATGTTCTTCGGTGACAACGACAACATCGTCTGGACCTACGAGGGCTACGCCGACAATGTGACGCTCGTGGACCCGGAGAACAACGCCACGGCTGTCGAGTGGGAGTGCCTGACCAGCTTCCAGAATCTCGGTTCGCCCGCGCAGTTCAAGCGTGCGCAGTTCCTTCGCCCGCAATTCATCGGGCAGGCGCGGCCCAGCTACACGATCCTCGCCCGGTACGACTTCGACCTGACAGCACCGCCCGGCTCGCCCGCCTACGTCTCGCCCACGGGAGGACTCTGGAACACGGGCATCTGGGACAGCGATCAGTGGGGCGGCGGCTACATCGTGGACCAGCCGCCATTCGGTGCCACCGGGCTCGGTCGGCACGTCGCCTACTACCTGCGCGGTCGCAGCGCGGCAGAGACGATCCACGTCGGCACTGACCTCATGTTCGACACGGGAGGCTTGCTGTGAAGCCCCCGATCAAATTCCGCGCAATGGTGCCCTCAGATTACGAGGAGTTCACCGCAGCAACTTCCTACCATCCCGGTCCTCAGTTCGGGGGCATCATTGCGTGGTTCTGGGACGGACAGAAGAACGTCATCATGGGCGCGGTCGGCCTCGATGGCTGGACCAACACGAGCGTCGCAGCGCACTGGTACATCAAGCACCCGCGCTGCATCATGCCGCTCTGGCGCGAGCTTCTGGCTTACCTGACGCAGCACGGCAAGCGTAAGATCATCGGCACCACGCCTGCGGACAACACGCGGGCGCTGCGCATGATCTTCGGTCGGCTCGGATGGCACGAGATTGCCCGTGTCAAAGACGGCTGGGACGAAGGAATCGACATCATCATCTCGGAGTACCTGATCCATGAGAAACAGCAACTCGCCGCCGCCTAAGTACGGCGCGGAAGGGCCTCCGGGTGGACCGGAGGCGTGGGCGCAGCAGCGTGCGCAGGCGCAGGGCGGCAAGCCCAGCGGGATGCAGCGGATGCTCGGTGCAGTTGCGGGCATGAACCCGCAGATGCTTCAGCAGATTCAGGCGCAGCGTGCGCAGCAGCAGGCGATGAGCCAGCCGCAGCCGTGGTCGCAGGTCGGTCGAACGCAGTGGGGCTCGCAGGGCGCACCGCAGGGTGGACAGGTGCCGCAGGGCGCACCGCCGCCGCAGATGCCGCAGCAGGGCATGGCGGGGCTCGGGCAGGCCGCAGGTCGAGGGATGCAGATGCTCCGCGCTGGCGCGTTGCGGCGCGGCGCAGGACGCATGCAGGAGCAGTGACATGAGCAAGAGCGCACCGAAGGCCCCTGACTACGCCGCTGCGGCAGAGCAGCAGGCGCAGGGCAGCCGCGAGGTCACGGAGCAGCAGACGTGGGCGAATCGCCCCGACCAGTTCACTCCGTTCGGCAATACGACGTGGCAGAACCAGCAGGTCTGGGACCCCAGCACGCAGCAGTACCTCAACCGCTGGGCGCAGACCACGGAACTCAACCCGGAGTCGCAGCGTGCGCTCGACGCGCAGCTTGGACTCACCACGGGCCGCAGCGAGCTTGGCGCGAGCCTGCTCCCGCGTGCGCAGGATGAGTTCGGGCAAGCGATTGACTGGAGCAAGTTCCAGCAGGGCGGGCAGGGAGTGCAGGCTCCCGGCGCAGTGCAGGGCGGGCCGATTGCCGGGGCCGAAGGTCTGCCGCAGGCGAACCTCACTCCAGAGCAGCTTCAGCGCGGCTACGACATTCAGGGGCCGGAACTCGACCCGTCGCAGCGTTACTACCAGAACGCGAACGAAGCGATCTACAACCAGTGGGCCGACCGTGCGCTGCCGCAGCAGGCGCGTGAGACGGACGCGCTGCGCACGCAGCTTTACAACATGGGGCTGAAGGAAGGCGACCCCGGCTACGACGAAGAAATGCGCAAGCTGCGCGAGTCGCAGGGCGACCAGATGCGGCAGGCGCAGTATCAGGCGACCATCGGCGCGGGCAGCGAAGCGCAGCGCATGCTCGGCATGGACGCGGCGACTCGCGCTCAGTTGACGGGCGAGCAGCAGGGCCTCGCGCAGTTCGGCAATCAGGCTGCGCTCGGGCAGTTCGGCATGGGTGCGCAGGCGGGCAGTCAGAACTTCGCGCAGCAGCTTGCCGCGCTCGGCTTCGGCAACGAGGCGCAGCAGCAGGCATGGCAGCAGCAGATGGCTGGGCAGGACCAGAACTTCCAGCAGCAGATGCAGGCGAGCCAGTACCAGACGCAGCTTCGCCAGCAGCAGATCGCCGAGGAGATGCAGAAGCGCGGATGGTCGCTGAACGAAATCAATGCGCTCATCTCGGGCCAGCAGGTCGGCATGCCCTCGATGCCCGGCTTCAACACCGCGCAGCGTGCCGAGGGCAATCAGGCGTTGCAGGCAGCGCAGTTGACCGGGCAGTCCGAACTGGATCGCTACAACGCGCAGCAGGCCGCGACGCAGGGCATGATGTCGGGCATCGGCTCGATGGCGGGCGGGTTTATGATGTCGGACAGGAAGTTTAAACGCGACATCGTGCGCGTCGGCTCGACGGCTGGCGGCACGCCGCTCTACAAGTTCCGGTACATCTTCGGGGGCCCGGAGATGGTCGGTGTCATGGCAGACGAAGTTCCGCATGCGGTCACGAAGATCGCGGGGATCAGCTTCGTTGACTACTCGAAGGTGAAGTGACATGCCCTACCAGTACAACTTGCCTCCGGGGATGCAGGTCCCGAACTCGCCGATGGCTCCGCAGGGCGGGCCTCCGCAGGCACCGCAGGCGGGTGCGCAGAATCCCTACGGGCTCGATCCTGCGGTCCTCGAAGCCATGCTCGGCACCTACGGCGACCAGATGGAAGTCAGTGCGCTGGAGAAGCAGATGGCTGCTGCCGAGGCGCTGCGACAGGCGACGCCGGAAGGGCGGCAGGCCGGTCGCGTCTACGTCGCCGCGAACCCGCTCGAACATCTCGGCAAGGGCATCGGCGACTACAAGCTGATGAAGCAGCGCAAGGCGAACGATGCGGCGCAGGCCGAAGCTCGCAAGCGCATCGGCGAGAACGTCAAGACCTACGGGAAGAACCTGCCCGGAGCGTGACATGGCAGATCAATTCAGCGCACTTGAAATGCTCCTCGATCCAGAGGACCAGCTTGCCGATCCGATCAAGCGGAAGGCTACGGCTGCGGCGCTGCGCCGTCAGAACGCCTACGGCACGCTCGGTCAACTGATGGGCGTGCAGCCGACGCAGCAGGCGGGTGCTGCGATTCAGGAAGGGGCGCAGCAGTCACTCCGCGCCGCGCTCGCCAAGCAGCAGGCGGCGAAGGAAGCGGCCATGCGTTCCGAGGAGCGCAAGCAGGCGCAGGAGAACTGGCAGCGCAGCTACGACCGGGGCGTGTTCGAGTTCAACAATCCCCGCTACGCTCCGCAGCGTCCGACGCAGGAGACGTGGGGCACCACGCCGCAGGATGACGGGCGTGGCGGCAAGGTCCTTGTCAGCAATCTCGGAAACGTGCGGCCCTTCGAGCCGTCTGGGCAGCGCGAGACTCCCAAAGAGCCGGGCGCTGCACCGACTCCGGGCTTCAACCTGCCGCCCGGCGTTGCACCGAAAACGGAAACGCAGCAGAACTCCTTCCAGTTCGCGACGCGCATGACCGAAGCCGTGCCGCAGGTCGAGGCGATCATCCAGAACGGCTACATGCCCTCCACGAAGGACCTGACGCTGCTCGCGACGGCGAGTGCAATGCCGAGGGGCAGCGCACTCATCGAGCAAGGGATCAGCAGGGAGGGGCGCATCTACATGGATGCCGCTGCTCCGCTCGTGAACGCGATCCTGCGCAAGGAGTCTGGTGCTGCGATCACTGCCGAGGAGTGGAGCCGCGCCTTCCGCGAATGGCTGCCTCGACCGGGCGAGCCGCCCGAAGTGACGCAGAACAAGCTCGCGAAGCTGCGCAAGGAAATGGAAACGATGGCAACGCTGTCGGGGATGGGCCAATACTACACGCCGCCCCCGTTCGCCTTCGGGCAGCAGCCACCGCAGGGCGGCGCTGGCGGGCAGACGCAGGGCGGCAGTCAGTCGGGGGCTAAGTCGGCGCAGGACTACCTGCGCGAAGCAGGGGGTGGGCAGTGAACCCGGAACAGATTGCGAAGGCCCTTCAGGCGGCGCAGCGTGACGGCAACGATCAGGCAGCCGCCGAACTTCAACGGATGCTTTCGGCTGCCTCCCGGCAGCAGACGCTCGCCGAGATGTCGGGCCCGCAGAAGTTCCTCGCCGGGATGGGGCAGGGTGCGGTCAATCTGGGTCGGCAGGCGGCGAACCTCGTGGGGCTCAAGTCCGATGAGGAGCTTCAGGCTGCGCAGGAGGCCGACAGGGAGCTTCTGGGCACCGGGGCCGGTAGGGCAGGGTCCATTGCGGGCGAAATCCTCGCCACGGCTCCCGTAGGCGGCGCAATCGGGGCTGGCGGCAGGGCGCTGGGGCTGACTTCCAAGCTGGGGCGGCTTGCCACGGGGGCGGTCGGACAGGGTGCCGCCGAGGGGGCCCTGACGGCTGGCCCCGGCAACCGTGGCGCTGGGGCGGCTCTGGGAGCCGCTGGCGGCGCGATCATCCCTGCCGTGGGTACGGCAGCCCTCCGGGGCATTGCGCGTGGCATCGAGCCTACCAGCGCGGCTCGGAGGCTCATGCGGGAGGGGGTGGACCTGACTCCGGGCCAGATGAACCCTTCGAGCAGCATCGGGCAGATCGAGGAGGCCGCGACGAACCTCCCCGGTTTCGGCCCGGCGATCCAGCGGGCGCGGGAAGGGGCGCAGCAGGGCTGGCAGAGGGCAGCCATCGGCAAGGGCGGCGCTCCGGGCTCGCTTCCGGGCACCGTGGATGAGGCGTACCAGTCCTTCGGCCCGGCTTACGGGCAGGCAAAGGGCTTTCCGACCTCCCCCAGCATCATGCGGACGGCTGGCGGCGACATCCCGCTCGCGACCTTCCCGCAGACCCGTGGTGCGTTCGAGGCAGCCGCCCGCGACCCGAACGTCATGGCTGACGTGGCGAAGCGCAAGCAGGTCAATGCGTGGCTCCAGAACAAGCTCACGCAGTTGCCCGGCGCAGGGCGCGGCACGCAGCCGATGGACAGCGCCGACCTGCTGAAGCTGCGCAGCGACATCCGCGACCAGATTCGCACCGCAGGCAAGGGTGCCCAGCCGGATGATGCGCAGGTCGCGATCCTCCGCAACGCGGAGCAGGCGATCACTGACGCGCTCGAATCGCAGTTGCCGAGGCAGGCGACCGACGCGCTGCGCTCAACCGATCGCGCCTATTCGCAGTACAAGATCATCGAGGATGCTACGCGCCGGGCTGGCGATCAGTTGCAGGGTATGACGCCCTCGCAGTTGTCGGCAGCGGTCAGGGCCGCGACGCCTGCGGGTGTCTACGCTCGCGGCGGCGGCGGTCCTCTGCGCCAACTCGCCGGGGCAGGCAAGCAGGTGTTCGACACTCGCACGCCGCCGACTGGCGCACGCCTTGCGACGCTGGGTGGACTCGGCTGGCTCATCGGCGCGAAGCCCGCTGCTGCCCTTGCTGGCGCAGCAGGGCTTGCCGCAACCACGAAAGCAGGGCGCAAGGTTCTGGCTGGCGGCACCGCAGCGCAGAAGCGTGCGAAGGCGCTGGGCATCGCGCTGCGCAGGGCGGCAGGACGTGGCGGTCGCAACGCTGCGCGAGTCGGTGCAACTGCGGCGGGTGCAAGCGCCGCGAACGAATTTAATCAGGAGTGAGCAATGCCTCGCGACAGCAACGGTAACTACACGCTCCCGCCGGGCAACCCGGTAGTCACGGGCGAGGTCATCTCGACGGGCTGGGCGAACCCCACGATGTCGGATGTCGGCGCGGAACTGACGAACTCGCTCGACCGTCAGGGTCGCGGCGGCATGCTCGCGCCCTTCAAGTTCGTGGACGGCACGAACGGCGCACCGGGCATGACGTGGACCAACGAGCCGACCACGGGCTTCTACCGTGCAGGCGCGGGCGACATGCGTGCGACCGTCGCGGGCGTGTCGCGGATGCGCTGGACTTCGAGCGGCGTGGATGTCTACGACACCGTTGCGGGAACGTGGGTCGCGCTCTCGGATGCGAATGGCATCAATGCCGCGATCCTGAACCGGGCGAACGTGTTCACCGCAGAGCAGACGATCAAGTCGGGCAGCCCTGCACTGCGATTGTGGGAAACGGACGCGGGCACGGATCGCGGCAACTGGCGCTGGGTCGCGGATGGCGGCATCCTCTACCTCCAGCTTCGCAACGACGCAAACGACTCGTCATCGGTAGGCATCCGCGTCGCCAGC